CACTCTATGCATTGTTTGTTCAACTTTAAAGTCCATTGCAACAGATAACCAAAAGTGAAGAATATCAATCATTTCTTCTAATAATGATTCTTTCGGCTGTTCAAATTTCGTTGACCACATCTTGAAAGCATTTGTTACATTCCATGCTTCATTTACTTCATTCTTTAATGCATAAGCTTTATTAAACATCATGTCGTAGCGAAGATAATTCTTTTTATGCTTTGTTTTAATATCATCATCAAGCGCCTTTTGCATTTTAAATAATTCCGTTAGATCCACTACAGTGTTAGCCATTTTTAATTACATCCTTTCAATTTATGGTGATATCCTGAGCCAAAGCCCAGGACAATTATTTATTCAGCAACTTTTTCATCATCAACAATTTTCAACTGACCAGGAGCAACATCCGTTGTTCCATCAGGATTAACTTTGTAATTTACACCTTCATGTGGTTCTTCATAGAACTTATCAATAGACATTTGAGAAGGCTCAAGAATGATATCAACATTTCCCCCAGCAAAAGGATAAAGCTGATTTACTACACCTTTTGCATCACGTTTTACATTTAACTTAATAGTTGTTTTCTTGCTATCACGTTGAATATTAACGAACTCCGCACCGATTGGCTCAACTTCACTTTTCTCCACAGTTAGATGCACAATAGTACCTGGCATTTTTAATAATTCATCAGCATGTGGAAGTTCATCACTTAGTACATGGAACAGCAAAACTTCCTTTTTATCGTCCTTTTGCATTTTCTTGAATAATACGTTCAAATTTACCTTTGTCATGGTTCGGGCTCCTTTTGTATTAGATTGATATTGGAACTAAAGTTTTCCTGTTATTTCTGTACGTTTCTGACCTTAGAAAGTCTTTCAGCCGCTTTCATTCTTTGTTCTTCTGTCATAACTCGTAAATTTTTCATAGTTACCTGTTTTTCTTGAAGAACACCTCTTACAGCCGTCGGTCTCCCGTCCTCTTCTTCTAAGTTTTCTAATTCACATAGATTACTAAGTTTTCGAATGTGTTTAGGAACAGTAGAGTAAACGTTCCACTGACCTGTACTATTGTCAAAGTTCAATATAGTTTCTTGTTCTTCACGAGAATAAGTCATATTAAAAAGCTCCTGTTTTCAGATAATGTTTTGCTTGATAATAAAAGTGGTAATATATCCAGTTACCGCTGTACTTGTTATCTAAATACACAATTTCAAAACCGTACTTTACTTTAAATGTATTAAGTCTTCCAAGTAACGCTAATGGATTGTATTTTGAACGATACTGACCCTTTAACATTTTTTCATAGCCTTTAGAGTCTTCCACAATTAGAGTGAATGGGATATCTTTCGAACGAATTAACTCATTTTCAAACGCTGTTTGAGTATCCTTTTGTAAGTTTCCTGTGATCTCATCCATGTGGGCTTTCCGTTCTACTCGGCTATCTAAGTAAATATCGCGTGAAATACCTAACTCTTCATTTTTAGGAATCATGCAGCCATAATCACCCGTATCTAATTTTTGAAGTTTTACTGGTATATCCTTTTGATTTAAATAATCAAGGATATGACCATTTACGTTCTCACGAGTATCGATAACGATTGTGAGTGTTTTAAGAATGTTAGTTATTTCTTTATCCGTGTAATGGAAACGAATCATTTTGATTCCTCCAGTAACTCTGGGTTTTCGTAGATGTTTCCGATTACTTCATAAACAATATGAGTATTCCATGCCAAAGGCTCTATCTCTCTTTGTCTCAAGCGAATTGTATTTGCATTATGCCACTTTCGACAAAATGAGGGTGCTTGATAAACAATTTCGCATCGTAGTACACTATCGTCATCCAAAGATAAGTCAAGAATATCTCCTTCAAAAATTTTCTTACCATTTTTATCTTTTAATCCTGTGTATTGCATTAGCTTAAAATCTTCAACATCACTATGTAGTTTATTTGTACTAACAAAACCCTCATATAAACCTAGTGTTAAAACTGTTTGCATTCTGTCTCCATCCCAAGCACGGAATTTAATTCCTCTCATCTTCATGCTCCTTTCTTTGCATATAAAACCGCACGTTCATATATCTTTCTTGCCATTACATTCGATTCATCATTTTCAAATTGACGATGATCATCATAAACATCTGTCCATCCGTTCTTAGCAAGCACAATCGTCCATTCATAAAAAAGCTGTAACGAATCTTCTTCATCAAGTAACCACTTATGTAATTTCTCGTTATGCTGCCATCCGCAAAAGTGATGGAATACCTTCATTAACGTGATTTTCTCCGAACTTTCACCTTTCCAAGATTTAAACCAATCAAAAATAGCTTGATAGTTTTGTTCGGCTGCTTGCATAATTTCCGTTGGAATTAAATTTTGTTTCTTTATCGCAACTTGATTATCTTTTTCATCAAGATAGATATTTGCACCTGATTTCCAAATTACAGATATAATTTTTAGAACCAATTTTATTCCTCCTTCAATCGGATTCCTTTGTGCATCCTAACACCGCAATAATTTACACTTGCTCCAAAATCAAAAGCTTTCATCATTCTTCCAAACTTATTTTTAGAGAAAGGCTTTTCATTTTCACTCTTGCAATATTCCACATATTTCTCATACAAATCTTTATGGCTAATTTTGTATCCTTGATCTCGCACGATGTTATCTTTTAAAAAATCTCCTACCATTTTTCAAAAACCTCCTTTTGGGTTATTAAAAAATGAAAAAGTTACTTAAAAACCCTCAAAAGTTACTAAAGAATTTCTTTAATAACCCACTCGAACCCTACAGCCACAAGGGATTAGACAAAAAGTGTTACTAAAGTTATCGGTGTTTGGGTATTACGGCTCCTAATAATACTTATTTATTTATTTTTATTTTTTGTTTATATAAAAACCCAATAACCAAAATAACTAAATAACTATAAGATATAACCTAAACCCTTGATACAACTGGATTCATAGAGGGTTATTAAAAAACTCAAAGGGTTATTTAAATAACAAAAAGGTTACTGAGTGACCTTAAAATTGCTATTTTTATTGTTTTCAGTAACCCCTTTAGTAACTGGCTTACGTTCATTTAAGGTAATTCCTGTAAGAAACGTTTTATTTTTTTGACCTTTCGTTTTTCCAAATCCTTTTGTTTCTAACATGCGATAAAATGACCTATTCCCTAAAGCTCTTTCACCAGAATTAAAGCACCATCTTTCATAAACGTTGTATAATTCTTTAGCTTCAATCGTGATTGATTCATTTTCACGATCATCTACATAACAAACTTCATCAAGGAATGGTGCTAAGATATCCATATCGTCTTTGTATTTCCCAGTTGCTTCTGCTACGATTTTTGGTTCTTTCAATCTCCCCTGCTGCCACTTCATGCAACCCTCAATCGCCCAATTTAAGATACCTGGCATTTCTAGTGATAACTTTTCAGGTAATCTTTTATCACGCTTATGAGATGGTAGATTCAAGTTAAAAGGAATTAATTTAACACGTCGCCAAATCCCTTCATCTAGGCCGCCAATTACCGGCTTATGATTTGTTGTAAAGAACACTTTAAATTCTGGTACGAACTCAAAATATTCTTGTCTCAAGAATCGTGCTAATACTGGTTCGCCACCTGTAATCTGTTTTACAAATGACTCGGATAATTTTTCTCCTTCTTCACTTTCAATCGCACTTACGAACCGCGCCCCAACAAGTCGGGCGATATCATTATTTGCACCGGTATCTTTTTTCTTAATGAATGTATCCGACTTAGCTTGCTTACCATATTCACCAATCAGATCTTTAATAGTATTAATAAATGTTGATTTACCATTCGAACCGCCACCAACTAAGAACATCATGATTTGCTCTGAAATATCACCTGTTAGGCTATATCCGATAAGCCTTTGCATATATTCCACAAGCTGTTGGTCACCTAAGAATATTTGATCTAAGAATGCCAACCATGTTGGGCATTTAGCATTTTCATCAAATGCAACATTAGTAATTTTAGTTAAACCAAGTTCCCGATCATGTTGCTGCAGCTTTCCTGTTTTCAAATCGACAATGCCATTTTCAACATTGAATAAATATTTATGTCTATCAAAGTCCTCACGTTCCCCTGGAACCAACGGCATAAGGTCCTTGATACTGTTCATTCGGATGTTTCTACGCTCACACATCCGCGCCCATTTCGCTTCTAATTCATCTTCTGATTTATAAAGGCTTCTAAGTACTTTTGCTGTAATTCTTTCAATCTCTTTTTTCGTGTCTAGCTTCCAACGTTTGCCGTCCCATATATACCAACCGATATCGCTAACGTATTTAATTACATGACCATATTCATATGCGATACGTTCGGCATTTCCTAATTCAGTTAAACGGAATTTCTTTTTCGGCTTGTCCTCCACAACTTCAACCGCATCTTCATCAATAAAATCAAAAGAAAATTCTTCGAATTGTTGTTTGTTATCTAAAATAGTTGTGAAAGTAGATGAAATGGCTGTTCCTATCGTTCTTTCACCATATGTTTCATTTGTATCGCTAAAATGGATAACGTCCCATTTGTCACGAATTAAACTAGTTTCACGAAACATCGTATCCATTCGAGTTGCTGATTTACCTGTCCAGAAAGCTAAGTGGTTACATAAAGCAAGATCGGTTGCCGAATGGTCATCATTTATTAAGCTGCCATTGTATAATGAACGAATTTCATCACCATTTTTACTTCTAAACATTCTTTCCCATAACGCATCATTCGAAATTTTGATTTCATCTTTTTCAAATTCCGCTAGATTCACACGACCTTGAATGTCACTATCATCAAAATACTTTTCGAATACCTCAGCAAGTTCATCCGTTCGCTCATATACATCATTGGAATTCTCACGATTTCCTGTGAAGGTAAAAAAGCGACCGTATGAGTAAATTTCCAAACCATGCTTTGTATTTTTCCGTCCAGTACCTAAAACAGATTGTGGAAGACCACCTCTGATAATGATATGAATCCCATTTCCTGACGGCGAAAACTCTGTATAGCTATCTAATGTATCGATAATCTCCGTTGCAAATGCATTTGTTTTTTCATCCACAACACACTTATCAATATCGATTCCGATATATTTATCTTGTTTACTAAATACAAAGCCTATTCCGTCATAGTCACCTTCTAAGTAGAATTTGACGGCTGTTGCAAACGTTGACCAAGTACGTCTGTTATTCGCTTGAGCCATTTCTCCATCTACTTGATATGGAACTTTTGTTGGTTTGCCGTTTCTTTTTTCCTTACGCCATAAGATCCATTGCGGAAGGGCTTTTAACTCAGTAGGAATTTCATTAAAATTGTATGGATTTTCTTTCATACAGCTCACCTAGTTCTTTCTTTTAACGTCTAAATTAAACCATTCAGCAACTGCAATCATTCCATTTAAAAAATCCCTTTCAAATTGAATGTTCGATTTGGAATACTTATCATGAAAATAATTGAATGTTTCTTCTGGTGTTTGCTCAATTTCATAACCAATAAACATTGCCTGTGCCATTTCTGACATAGATAGTTTATTTAAATGTTCCCATATTTCTCCACGCCACACTCTACCTTCCATCAAGGCTCTATAATGTAACTTCAAAATTTCATCTCTCGAATAATCCTCGCTTTTTCTTGAAAACAAATCCCTTAAAGCATCAGCAACTTCACGTTTAACTTTCACCTTTTCACTCATTTTTCTACCTCATTTCACTGTTTTAGGGTATAAAAAAGAGAAGTCGGTAAAACCAACCTCTCTATTAAGTTATTAGAATGGTAAATCATCATCACCAACAGTAACTGGTGCACTTGTTTGCATTGGCGGATTCACTTTTGAAGCACTATAACTTGAAACTTTAGGGAATACACGCCCATCGTCTTTTTTATCGTGTGTTATATAAACATTTAAGGTTTTATTGAAAACATCTTTCGCCATTTGCGCTGGACCTTGTGGGTTATAATTTTCAGGCATACCACAAGCTAACAAGAATGACTTAGCAATCCCCCTAGCTGTTGGATGCTCAAAAGTAAATGTTGTATATTGGACCTTTTGACCTTGATGATCTTGCGGGACATCCGAACGAATTTCAAAATCCACTGTTAATTTATCTTTTTTGTTTTGCGTTAAACCCTCGACAGCATTTAATACAACCACTTCATAATTTCCTACTTCGATTAATGAAAATCCTTTTACTTCTTCTACTTCATCCATTTTGAAAAATGACATTATAATCTCTCCCTATTCTTTGTTATATTTTAGTTTGTTGATACCTTAATTAATTCTTCTTGCACACAACCCTGACGCGCATCTAAATGATTCTTAGCGTAAACACTTTGATCACCTTCTAAAATGAACCCTCGTGTACCATCCGCTTTTTTAACCAATCGACCAACAACATGAACAATTCCCATAATATGATTAACGATTTTATCCCGAATATCAGGAATGAATTGTGTATATTGCTGACCATCATCATGAGTAATATTTCTTGTTGTCTCCCAAGCTGTGAAAATAATATTTGCATCTAATGAATTAAATGTTTCTACTAACTTTAAAAGATGATTATCTAATAAAGCGTAGTCTTTTAATTCAGGCATACCACTTTTTGTTTTTTCACCTTTTTTAAGCAGCCATAGCTTTTGGTAATGCGTTAAGTTATCGATAAAGATATTGTCATACTTACCAATGTTTGCTTTAGCGATTGCAAAGAACTGCAAGATGCTATCATGTGGATTTTCACCATCAATTTTAGCTACATCTACATTGTCATAACCCGATAACACTTGGCTTGTCCCATCGATATCAAATACCAATGTTTTTCCTGGTAATAATCCAGCAACCGTCGTTTTTCCGTTGCCTGGTTTTGAATAAGCAATGATTTTCGCTTTTTTACTTTTTGTAATTTGAGTACCGTTTGTGATTTCCATATTATTTACACCTCCACACTATAAGAAATAGATTCAGGCTTAACCGTAACTCCTGGAACAATTTGTCCATCCCCATCTACAACTACTTTCTCATCACCAATTTGAACAATTTTTAATGTCTTCTTTAAATCAGCCCACTTAACACTATTTTTAATAAATTCAGCAAGGTCATTTTGAATAACATAATCTAGAAGCAACGCTTCATCACCTTTATCAGGGGTTTCCTTACTCTTACGAGTTTTTGATTTACCGTAAGGCGTACTAATTGTTTTCAGTTTTGGATCGGCTGCAAGTTGTTCCGCATGATAACGTTGAATATGACTTTCAAAGAAGGTGATACTATTGTGGACGGAAATCAACTCACCTTTTTCCCATTCAGCAATACGATCACGTTCAACATTTGCTAGTGTTGTAACTTCCTTTTCTTGTGCTTTAAGAGCCGTTAATTTACGGAATGCCCAATTTAAACCGTTAATATCCGTAATTTCAAATTGTTGCTCCGCATCTTGTAATTGGTCCACTTCTAACAATTCATTTTGTTGTAATGCATTCATCGATATTACCTCCAAATATATTTTCAAATTCTTTCTCCGTTAGAAGAGAAAAATAAGTTAATTCATTTATCGTTAAACTAGTTTGAATCGGATATTCAGAACCCTCATGTTTCACTACTTCTAAATTTCCTTCTTCATTTAGAAGCTTTTCAAACAATTCAATAGTTACATGAATTTCGTTATCCCATACCCTGAGAATTCCGTTGTCATAAGCTTTGTTCGCAGCTTGTACGTATTCTTCAATTGCTTTAATATCCATTAGAACTCCACCACCTTGGCATATTCCACTATTTTTCGGATTACTTCTCCACCAACATCATTGGCTACTTGTTTTGATTCTTCATATTCAAATTCCATTGCACTTTTTACTAACTTAGTTACGACCAATGGATTTGCTTTACTAACAAATAAATTACCTACACTTACTAGATATGTAGTTTTAGGTTTTAATTGTTGATCCATGCAGATTCCCCTCGCTTAAAAGTAAAATCAGGTCCATTCGCTTTACCTTTACGTCCAGCTTCAGCTTTCGACATCTTAGGTGTAGTTATCGCTTCTTCTATACCCATTTTCATTTTGTTACTTGTACGTGTATATAAAAGTGATTTACTGATTCCATTAGCGGCTGCACGTTCAATTTGTTCCAGCGTAAATTTACACATTGATATGTAATCTCCTTTACACGAAATCAATTCATGCTATAATGACTGTGAATATTTTTACTTAAATCACCTGTTGGCGCAGGTGGTTTTTCTTTTATCCCGCTTTAAAACATTCAACATTTTGTTGCTCAATTAAGTATTCCGTTAGATTTTCTTTAAGTACGATATCTTGTCCAAACATAAAATACTTATCATCTTGTTGAATTTCACAACCATAGAAGTCTTCAATTGGATGATCAGGCTCCTTAATTGATTCCTTTTCAGCAATGTCTTCCACAAATATTGCATCGATACTACTAACCCCAATATGTAATGGAATCTTTCCAGTAGCACCTTCCCATTCAATTGTTGATAAAAAACCAAAGCTATTTTTAAATGTTTTAAATTGTTCAGCTGTAAAACTAACCTTTGCACCTGATTTAAAAACTAAAGTTACTTCCTTCAATTAACTCACCTCCCTTCGAGTTGAAACCTTACGGTTCATTTTTTCTAATTGACGCTTTCTTCGCATGTCTTCCACAAACATTTGTGTAGGACTATTCTTCGCTTCAGCACATCTTTTTCTTACTTCATGCCCTTTCATAATTCTTGTTGCAACAAATACTCCGTTCATGCTTTTCACTCTCCTTTTATCTTCAGAACAAACATTTATCGTCAAATTTCGCAAATATATTAAAAAAATTATTTACTTTCATTTTCCTTATTTCGTTGTTCTACTTTCCTTTGTATGATTAGCTCCCGTGCAGCTGGTATCAACGGTGTTAAAAATTTCTTCCACTGTTCTTTTGTAAGGATTACTTTCACCACATACCCATATTCATCACGAATAATTTGTTCCTTACTCATCCTCTATCACCTCAATGCATTTATATGTATGTGGGACAGTAGGACTATCCATTTATAACGAAATTTCATGAAACGATATTTTTTAAAACGCTCGCTCTTTCCTTAACACGTTTTTTCACCTGTACGAATTTTTCGTACTTAGGTCCAAAAAATATATCCTCGTAAGGAATATCAAATAAGTACATGTACTTTTTGATTAATTCATCTGGCATGTTAGTTGAATCTTGTTCATATAACCATAACGTTTTTGGGGATACTTCTAATATATCCGCAAGTTCTGTTTGATTGAACCCTGCACTTTCTCTAAGTTCATTCAATGTTCTTTTGAAATAATCCATCTTGCAACCCCCTTCCTTCGAGATTCATTGTATTACTAATTTTATGTAATTTCAATACAAAAGTACGAAAAAACCATACAAAACGTACACTTTACGAATAATTCGTAATATGATATATTAAATAACGTAGTCAAAATTGGAGGTGACGTTATGAATGATTTACAAAAGCAAACAATAGTAAGAAACATAAAAAAGTTTTTAAAAGAAAAAGATATGACTCAATCTGAATTAGCTAATCAAATTGGAATTGCGAGAAGTACACTAAGTGATTATATGAATTACAGGGCTAAACCAAGTTCAGGTGTTTTAGAGAAAATGGCAGCCGTATTCGGTGTAACAAAATCTGATATTGATACAACTTATAGAAACGTTAAACTTGAAGTCGTGAACGGAGAACTACAATTTGTTAGTGAAGAAGCATCTGAAACAAATAAAAGGCTAATCAAAAAACGTGAAATACCGGTAATCGGTAAAATAGCAGCCGGTACACCTATAGAAGCTGTCCAAGATATAGTCGATAAGATTACCCCTCCATACCAAATAGGCAACATAGATGAAATGTTTGGACTAGTTGTACACGGTGAATCAATGAATAAAATTGTTCCTAATGGCCATTACGCAGTATTGAAAAAACAACCTGATGTGGAAAATGGTGAAATAGCAGCTGTAATTGTAAATGGACATTATGCAACTTTAAAAAAGGTATACAAATTTACGGACTTAATGGTTTTAGAACCTTGTTCACATGATGCGAGTTTTAAAGATCAACAATTCTCACGAGATAACTGTGAAGATATAAAAATTATAGGTAAGTTTTTATACAGCGTGAGCCCAATCATTCAATAATTAGGCGGTGAAAAGGTGTATGTAGTCGGCAAATGTCGACTGAATGAAATATTAAAAGAGAAGAGACTAACTCAAGTAGATTTAGCACTGAAACTTGGCATGGCTAAACAACAAATACATTCTTATGCAAACAATGATAGGGTTATGTCTTATCAAACCGCTAAAAATATCGCTTCTCAACTTAATGTAAAGATGGAAGATCTATATGAATTCATTCAGTCACAAAAACAGTGAGTTATCTCACTGCAAGCCCAAGTCAACTACTTGTTTGACTACAGCTCATAATTCACCTTACTACAGCCTGTATTTTCACATAGTATTCGTCTAATAAATAAAAACATACATAAAATATAAATTAATTACGAAAGGAGTTTCACTAATGAAATGTGTCATTTATAGACGTGTATCCACTGACATGCAAGTTGAAGAAGGTATTTCATTAGATATGCAAAGACTTCGTCTTGAACAATATGCTAAATCCCAAGGTTGGGTAGTAGTAAATGATTACTGTGACGAGGGATATAGTGCAAAAAATACAGAACGACCAGCTTTTCAACAAATGATAAAAGATATGAAGAAAAAACAATTTGATATTATTCTTGTTTACAGATTAGATCGCTTCACTCGTTCTGTGTCAGACCTGCATTCTATTTTAAAAACAATGGATGAATATAATGTTAAATTTAAGAGTAGTACAGAAATATTTGATACAACGACCGCTACTGGAAGAATGTTCATCACATTAGTTGCGACACTTGCACAATGGGAGCGAGAAACTACAGCTGAACGTGTACGAGACTCCATGCAAAAAAAGGCTGAATTAGGTCTTAGGAATGGAGCTAAAGCGCCTATGGGATATGATTTAAAAAAAGGGAACTTGTATATCAATCATACTGAAGCTGAAATCGTAAAATATATATTCGAGATGTTTAAAACAAAAGGTGTAATAAGTATTGTAAAGTCTTTAAACAGTCGTGGTGTAAAAACCAAGCAAGGAAAAATATTTAATTATGATGCTGTACGATATATTATAAATAATCCAATTTATATAGGGAAAATTCGCTGGGGAGAAGATATTTTAACCGATATTGCCCAAAAGGATTTCGAAAGTTTCATTGATAAAGATACATGGTATACGGTTCAACAAATACAAGATAGTAGAAAGATAGGAAAAGTTAGATTGCATAATTTCTTTGTATTCTCTAATGTTTTAAGATGTTCAAGGTGTGGAAAACACTTTTTAGGAAATAAACAAGTAAGAAACCATAATAGAATTGTAATGAGCTATCGATGTAGCTCAAGACATCATAAAGGAACATGTGATATGCCTCAAGTTCCAGAGGATGTAATTGAAAAGGAATTTCTAAATCTCTTAGAAGAAGCAATCGTTGATCTTGATGATACTGAAGAGAAGCCAATAGAGTTAAGTAATTTACAAGAACAATATAATAGAATTCAGGATAAGAAAGCACGTTTAAAATATCTGTTCATAGAAGGAGATATTCCTAAGAACGAATATAAAAAAGACATGTTAACACTGACTCAAGAAGAGAACATAATCCAAAAACAACTGGCTAATATAACTGATACAGCATCTTCATTCGAAATAAAAGAACTTTTAAATCAGTTGAAAGATGAATGGTTCAATTTAAACAACGAATCCAAGAAAGCAGCAGTAAATGCAATTATATCTTCCATTACAGTCGATGTAATAAAACCTGCTCGTGTAGGTAAAAATCCAATTGCACCAGTAATAAAGGTTACAGATTTCAAAATAAAATAACCGCAGCCTAACTGTATTCATTTGATGTAGTTAGGTTGTGTTTAATTGACCATACCATGGCGTTTGGAATGCACTGCCGCCTGACTCAATTAATCCACTCAGCTGTTCTTTATCAAATAACTCGTGTAAAATTGAGCCTTTATCCGTTAATAAATCTTGTATCCATACTGTTACTGCTTTCGTATAGTGCGGATTATGTGTTTTCGGATATGGGCTCTTCTTTCTATATAAGATGTCATTTGGAAGTAACCCTTCTAACGCTTTACGCAATAGACCTTTTTCGCGATTTTTATACATTTTCATTTCCCAAGGAATATTCCACGCATATTCGACAAGTCGGTGATCTGCAAATGGAACGCGCACTTCTAAGCTTGCCCCCATACTCATGCGGTCTTTTCTGTCTAATAATGTTGTCATAAACCATACCATATTTAAATAAAATAATTGGCGTCTTTTTGCTTCTAGCGGACTTTCCCCATCTAAAATAGGAACTTCTTGAATGGACTCTTCATAGCGCTGCTGTACATATTGTTGTAAATTTAATTTATTTCTCCATTCTTTCTTTAGCAATTGTTCACGCGCTTCTGTAGAACGCATCCACGGAAATGCACTCGATTGTAAATCATCTTCTCTATAAAACCATGGATAACCACCAAATATTTCATCTGCACATTCCCCAGATAAACCAACGACAAAATCTTGTTTAATTTCACGACAAAACCATAATAATGACGAATCAATATCTGCCATACCAGGCAAATCACGAACGAGTACTGCTTCTGTTAAATACTGCGCTAATTGTTCATTTGAAATGACGCAGCGATGATGGATCGTTTGAAACGTCTCAGTCATCAAATGAATAAATGGTGCATCTGAATTTGGCTGAAACGCATTTGCTTTAAAGTATTTATCATTATCTTCGTAATCAACCGAATACGTGTGTAATTGACCTTTTCCCGATCTTTCGTATTCTTTCGCAGCAATTGCTGTTATAGCGCTTGAATCTACACCGCCTGATAAAAAAGTGCATAATGGTACATCAGAAACGAGCTGCCTTGTAATCGCATCTTGTAATAAAAAGCGTGTTTTTTCTACTGTTTCTTCAAAGGAATCTTCATGCTTTTTACTTTCTACATTCCAATATCTCCATATACATAAACCGTTCTTCGAAAATGTCATCGCATGACCTGGACGTAATTCTTTTATACCAGCATAAATACCGTGACCAGGCGTTCTAGATGGTCCAAGGCCAAATATTTCAGATAATCCTTCTAACGTCACTTCCGCCTTCACATCTGGATGCGCCAATATCGCTTTTAACTCTGAGCCAAATAGTAATCGCCCACTGTCATATTTATAAAATAGTGGTTTTACCCCTAATCGATCGCGCGCAATAAACACTTGTTCTTTCTGTTCATCCCATACAGCAAACGCATATATACCGTTTAAATGATCGACACATTCTTCTTTCCATTCGATATAAGAAGCTAACAATACTTCCGTATCAGAGTGACCTTTGAACGTATATCCTCTTCTTAATAGTTCCTTTCGAATGTCTTCCGTGTTATACAGTTCGCCGTTATAGCAAATTGCATAATTTGCTTCATCCTTTAAACAAGTCATCGGCTGTTTACCACCTTCAGGATCAACAACGATTAACCGTTTATGCCCAAATGCGACATTGCCTTTAATCCAAACTTTATTATCATCTGGGCCACGCTTCGCTAACGTCTCAGCCATCTTCGTAACGACGTCCCGTTCTCCTTCTAATGAGCGTTTATAATCCACCCATCCTGTAATCCCGCACAT